TCCGAGCGATCTTGCGCAGTATGATTTTCTACGTTTGGCAGCTTTTGATCCAGGTTTTACTTTTCCTGTCACGGCTGTTTTTAATTTAGAACCAGGGTTAAGTCTTCTATAAGCTTTTACCCCAGCCTCTGTCATTCCAGCCCCTTTTTTAGTGGGTCTAAAATTCTTTTTGTTTCTTGCAGGCATTGAGCCTTTTGAATAATACTCTCTCATTAGATTCTTTGCATATTTGGATTTTTAGAAAATAGATTTTTTTCTGCTCTTGGTCTTGCTAAAGAATCTTTACTTCTTTTTCGTAACTGAGCAACAGCAGATTCTTTTAACTGTTTTTCTTTTTTTAATTTTTGTAGATCTCTAGTTAAATTCATTACAGCATGCCCTTGTAATATTTTTCATAAGATGGATTACTTAATTTAACTCCACCATATTCTGTTTTTATTGCTGATCCTATATAACCACCACCCATAGCTTTTTTTCTTTTTGCAAATGTTGCAGCTCTACTAGGTGTAGGGCCTGTATTCGCTTTTGCTTGTTTTCTTCTTACGGCACCCGCACGCTGCCCTTTGGACATCGCTCTTGCTTTTGCAATGGGCACGCATTTTGGATATTTTTTTCTTTTTTCTCCACCACTTCTTCCACATTTCGGGTAAGAACCATCTGGCCGCTTGTTCGCAATATCTACCCAGTTTTCCTTTACCCATGCTCTTAAACCTTTTTTAGCCATTATGCACAGCCTAATCTTTTTCTTCTTGCTAGACCTGCACCCATCAAACCACCCATACCAGCTTTTTGTCTATTTTTTTTCTTACCACCTGGTGTGACCTTACCAGAACACACGGCTGATGCATACATGTTAGCATATGCTGAAGGATACACTTTGAATTTTCTTTTAGCCGCTGCTTTTCCTCTTGGACATAGTTTTCCCATTATGACCTCGCTGTTTGTTTTGCTCTTGCAAAGTTTGCTGCAGTTGGTGCGCCTTTAGATCCAGGTTTTCTCATCGTCTCACCTGAACCAGAAGCTATTCTTTTTTTCTTGGCTGCGATGTTTGCATAAAGACCTGGTCCACCGCCAGCTCTTTTTACTCTGCCATTATATAATTTACTCATTATACTTTTCCACCTTTTCTTTTCATAGCTCTTCCGCCACCAGCGTAAGCTATACCACCACCCATAAATTTTGATTTCTCATCTTCCATCGGAGTGCCTTTATCTTGTTTTGCCATAGCTTTTTCTATCGCCATGCCTCTTTTCTTTTCATAACTATTTATTGTGCCATCTTTATTAAGATCTGCTTTACCTGGATTCTTTAACATTATTTTTTTCCTCCCCTAAATATTTGTGTTCCCTTTATACCATAAATACTCGCCACTACAAGGATCCAGAGATTTGTGAACCATGACGGGAGCGACTGGAAATGCTCAAAGAAAATTTTTATCTTGTCCATCGCTTGTGCATCATCTGAGAAGACCCCATATGCGAGCACCAAGATGGGCAACGTGAGAATCACGAGAACCGCCTCGTCCTTGTAGTCTGACTGACGAGCTTCTAACAATTTTCCCTGGTAAGCTTCCTCACCTCGTGCTTGACGCTCTGCATGTAAAAGTTGTGCGTCTGACATCGCCACTTTTGCCTTCTGCTTGTTAGCATATATTTTACTTCCAGCAGATACAGCTAATTTAATTGCACTTAACCACATATTAATTACCTCTTGGTTTCATGATAGCCAATCGTTCTCTTGCCTCATTAGCTATCTCTTGTTTTTCTATGGATGTCTCAGCCCTTAGATTTGCTAATTCTTCGTTCTGATCTAGCTTCTCATCCTGATTCTGTTGGTTCATCATGGCTCTCATACGGTCTAGATCTAGTCGTTCTTGACCCTCTTTCTCTTTTCTGGAGTTCTCCTGAGCCTGTAGATCCAGTTCTCTCGCTCTCAATGCGGCGATCGGATCGTTTCCGTACTGTGAACTGATCTTTTTCTCCTCTTTTGCAAAATCTTCCATCATCTCAGACACCAAAACTGCTTTTCTACCCTCTATTCTCTCCTGTAGCATTCGCATCTCCTGTTGAAGCTGCGGATTTTGCATATTTTGTTGCATCATCTGGCCCATTTGAGCTAATTTTGGCAATTCTTCCCTGAATTCTACCTCGATCTGCTCCTGTGCCATCAAACTTATGTGTTCTAGTATGTTTTTCTGTATCGCAGCACCTATTGCGGGTGCATTTTTCACCATATTAGTCTCCATGAAGTTCAAATGCGCCGTGATATGCGCCTGATGGTCCTGTCCGGGGAATGCCTGAAACGGTTTTCCAGCCAAAGCATCGATATGTTCCAGTGCTGGGTCCTTCGGCATAGGTTGTTCTGGTCTTTTTAGGATAAGATCAATATCTTTAACACCCAGAGCCTCATACATGTTTCTGTAGACCTCATATTGGTTGTGAATTGCAGGATTAGAAGCTGCCAGTTGCATCTCTGTTTGAGCGAGTGATATCCGCTGCGTCTGTGAAAAGATATTTGGATCCGCAACTGGCAATATATCTATTCGGTCGTCGAAATCAGATTGCTTGATTTGCTTTTGACCGCCAACAACATCATACGGATAAACTGGAGGTAAGTAAAGTTTAAAAACTCTCGCCATCAAACCAAACTCACGTTTCATAGAAGCATATAATCTCTTATGAATCGCTGACATTGTTCTAGATCCACGTTCTAATAATGCAACGGTTGTACCAACCGCAGCATTCTGATTGCCCTCTCCCACTTGCATGTCTGCTATTGATGCAAATCTCTGTCCAGCACCAACAACGACACTCATCAACTGTAACAATGTCGGTGATGGTTCCTTGAATGGTAACGGCATGAATGCGTCTTTCAGGTTTCCACCCGGTGCATCCACATCTCTAAACTCTCCTGGTTGAATAGGCTGTGCCTCATCTCGCATCTTGATGCCACGCATCTTGAATCCTGCCGGTAGATTAGACAGGGTTCCGGCGTCAAGGAGCGATCTCAATGCTGCGGTCGCTGATCTTGATAGACCACCGATCATGTGTATCAAACCGAAACCATAGAAACCTAGTCCTGGTAAAAATTTAAAGTGCACAAAATAATTTATCTTTTGTTTCATCGGATCACCGATCTCATAATTTCTTCTGATAGATAAGACCTCTCGTGATCCCTCTTCTATTGTCACTATGTAAGGTAGTTTGATTCCTGTAGGCTCACCATCCTGACCCGCATCCTCAAAACCATCTATGTCTAGATGCACATGACACTCAAGAAGCGTGAACATTCTCTGATCTCTGCCCTTGCTCATGCCACCTAGTTCTCTCTCTTTTTTGTCAGATTGACTCTCATTCTCCTGACCTGGGGTAAGTTCTATATCTCTATAGAAACCACCAACCTGTTGTTTTCGAAGTTCATTCTCTGACATCTTAACAACATGAATAATTGTTTCCGCATCGTCTAATGAGGTAGCCGTGTACGGAACAACTAAATCATCAGCAGGAACAAACTTGGATACTGTTCTCTGCATGATTTCATCGTAGTAAACTTTTTTAAATGTAGATCCTGTAAGTGGTAGATAAAATAACATCTGATCAAACTCAGATTCATATTCTTTCATCTCACTCATGATCTGGTAATTCATGAATTCTTTGACACGCATTGATTGCGCCTCTTTATCTGGAGTTGGCATTCCAACTATCTGTGTTCTGACCGGACCTTGTGAAGGTAGTAATTCTTTGTATGCTAATGATTGAAACTGTGTGACAGCCTCTGCTAATACCGGGTGAACTGCACCTGATGCACCTTTGAATGGCTCTGTGTTTTCCTCATACTTGAATCCCAAAAGATCCAAACCTTTTGTGTAAGAGTTTTCCCAATCTTTTCTTGATGCTTTGTAGTCTGTGTAATTTTCGTAAAGACTGTGACCTATCGGAGATAATACTTCTTCTGGAAGCAACTCTGCTAAATTTGCAAAGTGATCGTCACCTTGTTCCTGGCTACCAACAGATGGATCAAAATTTATATCAACACTGCCATCCTCATTCTGTTGAACGTCAATTGGTTGATCAGGGTCTTTTTGTTGTTCTTCCTGTAACTCTACTTCTAGTTCGTCAGGACTTGGTATATTTATCGATTGCTTTACGTTTGGTAAAGACTTGTCTATTTCTGCCATTTATTTTCTCCAGTTTCACTGTCTTAACAGTATTATAATTAATATTCAACCCCTGTGGTGTTGGCCCTGATTTTGGTGGTGGTCCTGATTTTTTGCCTATCAATCTAATAACCCACCTTCATCCATTAATAAGTCATTATAAAAGTCTCTTTCTTCTGGTGACATTGCTTTTACTTTTGCTATCTCATCTTTTGCAAATTTACCGTATTGGTAGAGTCCTTCTAAACCTAATGATGCAATACCTAGAGGTGATGCAACTCTTGCAGCACGCATTGCCATAGCAGGAGACATTCCAGCTAGTGTTGCTCTTTCTGCAACTTTTCTTAACATTGGATTTTTTATTTTATCAGTTATGCTTGTTACACCTTTTACTAGTGATGGTGCAAATGCAGCTTCTGTTTCTAAACCTACTCTGTCTAAAGTTTCTGTTGGATCAGTTCCTAATGCAACATTTAATCCAACCATACCAGTTGGTCCTAAAGCTAGATTTAAACCTTTACCTAAAATTTTTCTTCCTGTTTTAGTTCCAAGAGTTCCTGCTGCTGCTGTTCCAGTTGCAACTTTTTCTCCTGTGCTTAATCCTTTTTCTACAAGTGGTGCATCTTCTATAGCAGCGCCTTGCATTTGACCTGTTGATATTAAATCTTGTTTTATTTGTGTGTAATCGTTTTCAGTATATCCCACAGTTGGCACCGCAATGGCCCCACCAGCTCCAATTGTACCAAGTTTTATTTTTCCTAAACTATCTTTTTTAACTGGATAGTATTGTGGTTTAAAATCAGGTGTCCAAAACGATATAGTATCATTTATTTTATTAACAGGGTCTCTTCCATAATCAAAAAAATCAGAAGATTTAAAAATTCCTTTTTCAACATTAGGTTTTAATCTTACTCTTAGTTTTTTTGCTTCTTCTAAAACTTTTTTTACTTTAGGATCATTAGGATTTGGATTAGATTCTAAAAATTTTTCAGCATCTCTTTTAAAACCTGAGTTTAAAAGTCTTGGAACTGATGCTCTATTTTCAGGCACATCTAATAAAAAATCTCCTTTAGATATTTCTCTATTGTGGTCCATTTCAAAAAATCTTGATGAATCTTTTGGATTGTTATTTAAAAAACTTAAATTAGGATTCTCATAATAAATATCCCCTGTAGCTGGATCTACTCTAGTCCCTAACATTTTTAATTTATCTGGATTAGCTTTTAAATAAGCTAAAATTTTAGTCGGATTTTTTTTAATTTGATCATTAGAAACTTTTTGAATAGCAGTTTGTGTCCAATTTATAACTTCTTCTCTATCTGAAAGTTTACCTGCTTTTGCTAACTTATCTAATCTACCTGTTTGTTTTGTTCTAGCTTTAGTTGCCAACCTTCCTATTTTTAAAACTGGATCTGCTTTTTCTTTTTCTTTTCGTTTTAATTTTTTTCTAAAACTAATGTTAGTTTCCATTCTTGTTTTTAAACCAGGTATTTCTTTTGCTAATTCTTCTTTGGCTTGCATATAATTAGGTATATTATAATTAGTTAATTTTTCTGTCTTAATACCCAAAGGGTCTAAACCTTGTGGTACATAACTTCTGTCTTCTAACATTTTCATTATTTCTTGTTTATAACCATCAACAGACAATTGATTTTTATTCATTATTTTTTGAGAAATATATTTTTGAATTTGATCCTTTGAAGGTTTTCCAAATCTATTTCTTCCAATTAAAAATTCTTTATCTTTTACTTTTTCAAAAATTTCTTCTAGGTTTTCATTTCTACCTTTGTTAAAATCTATTAAATTATCTATTTCAGTCTCTATATTTTTTGCACTTGTAAATTTTTCAGATCTTAAAGTTGAACCTGATTTTTTTTCAAGACCAAGATCTCTTGCTAATTTTGTTTGATAAGAAGGAGATAATCCTAATAATTCTTCAATATCTGATTCAGTTTTAGTAAGTCTTAGTTCTTTAAACTTTTTTATTATATCTTCTCCATATCTTTTTTGTTCTGAATATAATCCTGTTCCTGGAGCATATCTTTCTTTATATACTTTTTCTCCTAATTCTTGTTTTAATATATTTGTAACTCCTGTTTTATCACCTGGTTTACCTTCTCGACCTCCACCAAGTTCTTTAAATCTTATGCTTATTTCTTTAAATATTTCATTTATAGTTTTTCCTTGATCAGATAAAAGTTTTGCTAAACGAACAACTCCACCCGCATAAAAGTTATCTCTATCAGATACTGCAATTACATCACCACCTATTGCTTTGTTGGTTCTGCCAAACTCAGATGGTTTATATCCAGGTTTATCTTCTTGTAGCCATTCTTCAAAAGAAAGATCTTTATATTCCTCTCCCCTTGACATGTAATCTTTGTATGTGCCTCCATAGGCAAAATTTTCTCTATCAGATACTTGAATCTGTTCTGTAACTTTTTCACCTAACTCACCAAAGTAAGGCATTAACATTTCTGTGTATTGATCTTGTGTAATCTCTCCATCTTTGAGAGCTTCATCCATATACATTTTTAAAATATCAACTTTACTTCTAGGCATTAAACCTGGAGCAACATTTCTTAAATTTTTTAATTTATCGATGAAGGGTGTTTTCTGTTCAGGTTTTTGTGGAGGTACCATTGTTCCGTCCTGAAAACCAGGACGTCTCATGTACGTCATCATTTGTCTGTAGTCGTTGAGTTTCAAGTTAAACTCCTAGTATGTGAGACAGGCCACCATTAGCTTTTAGATTTCTAGGTCTGTTTACTTGATAGAAAACTCTTTCATAAAAATCTGCTACTTCTGCAATCTCTTCAGGTTTAACACCTTTGTCTACAGCATTGGATTTTATCTTAGCCATGCTTATTCCAAAATCATTTGATTTTGTATTATTGTACATAATATCTAAAACAGTATCATCATCGATACCTAAGTCTAATAAATCATCATACATGTTAGATCTAAACGTAGCACCCATGTCTACATTTTTAAAAATGCCTTCACCTACATCTTCAATTAAATCTGCAACAAATAATTTTTGACTAGTAGTCTTAGCACCTACTTCATCTATAAAGCCTTTAGCTTTATTTAATTTTCTTGCATTCTCTTCTAATGTGAATGCTGACATCTCTTCATCAGTTACAAATGGTCTATCTAGATCAGGCTTTTTTTGTTTTCTATTTTCTTTAACAGCTTTATTAACTCTTGATAAAAAATTTTCTTGATCAATGCTTGTTGATAATTCATCAAAATCTCCAAATACATCTGATTTAATTATACTGTCTTCTGGTAGACCTTTAGTTGTTCCTGTGGTTCCTGATTCCAGACTCCCGATGCCTTCTTCTCTAAAATCATCTAAAACAGAAATATTATCACCTTGAGCTTGAATCTTAGTCTTAGCCTCTTCCATAATCATCTCATCTTCGATTGGATTAGGATCTCTTTTAGTTTTTGATTTAAAACCTTTTTTAAGGGCGTTGTAAGCTGCTTGTACTGTTTTGTAAATTTTACCGACTTTTGGTATGTTATCTATAGCCATTAATAATACGTCCTTTGTTGCGGAGGCATTGAGTCCTCCTCATAATCTTCAGGGTGCCTGATCAAACCTCCCTGCCTAAATCTCATTACAGCTTGCGTCATGGAATCCACTAGATCATCATGGTCTCCGTAAGGAAAAGCTGCACA